TACAGAAACCCCAAGACCAGGTGCTGCACTTGAAGCCGTAGAGAAATCTTCTGGTATTCAATTAAACGAGGTGCTTAAAGCAGCTCGTGAAGTAGGACATGAAGATCTTGGAGCAGTCGGAAGACGTATTCTGAAAGGAGATTTCGGTAGTCCAGAACAGGGTGAACAACCATGGTAAAGATCCAAACCATTGATGAATTAGAAGCACTGTACTATGGATACAACCGTAACTCTTTGAGAAAGGCAGACGCACCCGTAACCACCAGTACTTCTGGTACATTCAACGCAGTGTTCGGAGCATACGCATGGGCTCAACTTAATCTTGAAGCCAATGCATTTGGTATTTTACCAAAGTATCCTTGGGACAAATCAGGTTGGAGGGTTATAACAGCTAAAGCAGATACACTTGTAGACACAGGTGGATCAAACAATACCGCCCTAGGTGGTACAGCTGAAGGTGGATTAATTGCCGACACCATAAAACCAACACTTGCAGAAATTGATGTAAGACCAAAAACCGCTCAATTACCATTCAGTGCCTCAGAGGTAATGGAATGGCTTGCAACACACTCAAAAGATGACATCTGGGGTGGTCTAGGTTCACTTAGACTATTCATGGCAGTTCAACACAAAGAAATGCTTAACAGAATGTTATTAGCCGATGTAGAAGCAGGAGCAGCCGCAGCTTGTGCTGTCCATACTGGTTCACTTAACTGGGAATCATTAGACAGAATTATTTCATCACAAACTGAAGCCAACTTACAAGGTTCAAATAGTACAGATAACTATGATCCTTGGAAAGGAAGCAGTGGCGCAGTAATTGACAGAGACAGTTCATCAACATACGACTCAACAGTTGTATCCCCATCTGGTACCATCGGTACTAATGGAATATTAACTGATGATACGTTAAGAACTTTCCTTAGATCAATACGCAAGAAAGCTGGTAAAGATCCAAATGTATTCCTAGGATCCCACGAAGTTTATTCCGAAATACAAGGCTTATTCATGCCTTCAGTCCGTATTGCAAATCCATACGGCGAAGCACTGGTACAAGTCGATGTAAACGGTATTCAAACATTCAAAGGAACCGGTGTAGGTATACACGTAGACTCTATCTATGGAGTTCCATTCATTCCAACAAAAGATTCTCCTAGCAATGCTAGTGATGCATCCGAAGTTGGAAGACTATTTGCATTAGATACATCTGATGCAGAAGGATATGGTTACCCAAGATTAGGAATTATGGTATCAATCCCAACAGAATACTATGAAGCAACCCGTAGAAGTCCAGGCTACCCATTCATCAACAATGCATTCGTTGAGAAAGGAGTATTCAGAACTATGGGTGAAACCGTATGTAGAAGTTTCATCGCTCAAGGTAAAATTAGAGACATTAAACTCTAGTCATACCACAAAGCCCCCCTCTTAAACATCAGTTTAAGGTTTTTTTTTACTATCTATCTCAAGGGGAGCCTATATACTAATACTTATATATGATTAATACTACATTTATATATGGCAAACACAGTCGCAGTGAATTCAGATTGGCAAAATCTAACAGGAAAAACGTTATCCATTCAGTCAGAACTGACATCAAAACTAAAAACAACAGTTGTAGATGTTACTTTTGCAGGTAGTGATACCTATAGTACAAATGGCGTAACAATTGACCTTTCATTGGGCGGTAGAATTAGCACCATTATTGAAGCATCAATCATATCCAACGACAAAGGACTTCTACTTGAATATGTGCCTGCAGCATTAGGAGCAGCAGCAACGGGTAAAGTAAAGTGTTTCGGATACATTAATGATGATTCAGCAGGTACAAATACCACCCCAGAGGCCTTTTCTGAGCTAGCAGCATCATCCGCTATCGTTAATTCGTTAGCAATCAAAATCCGAGTAGTTGGTTTCTAACTAAACCTTCACTTATTTTTTTTCAATCAGTCATCTTTATATATGATTTGCCACATATAGTATATTATGGCGCAAGTTGATACTCAAAGAGAAAAAATATCTAATGACGGGGGATCACTAATAGGACAATATAATGAAACAGAAGAAGTAGCAACAACAGCAGCATATGTGACAGTATTAGACATAGACGTAAGAACCATAAGAGAGTCAGCATTCATAATTCATAATAATGCAGGCGGAGATTTAGATTATAAGATTTTAGGAAACTTAAGACCTTTGGCAAGCATAGTAGCCGCAACAGGTACAAACGATGATGATAAAGGCTGGGTTGAACTGGTTACAGGTTCAATAGCCACTACAGTAGCACCAGATGTTCACACGTTATCAAATCCTTATACAAAAGTCATAGTACAAATTAAACATACAAGTAGTACAACTAACGTAGATATCTGGCACCGCGGAGAAAATTAGATGCCTGGTTCCGCAGACGCTGGGAACGGTATTGGAGGCACAGCAGATAAAGTAAAAGTTTTAGCATCATGCGCAATAGCAACTAGTTCAATCACATCATCACATATAGTAGATGGTACAATAGTCGATGGTGACATTAACGGTTCGGCAGCAATAGCACTAAGTAAACTGGCATCATGTCCATTAGCAAGATCAGGTCATACAGGAACTCAAGCAGCATCGACAATTTCAGACTTTGACACAGAGGTAGCAAATAACACTGCCGTAGCAGCAAATACCGCTAAGACAGGAATAACAGGTGGACAGGCTTCAGCCATTGTTGCAAATACCGCAAAGATATCATACTGCTCAACAGCATCAACTAAATTAGGTACCATCGAGACATCTGCAACAGCAGATCAGACAGCTGGAGAGATAAAAACAGCATATGAGTCAAACGCTTGTACTAACGCATTAACAGATGCATTATCAGCTGAAATTACTGCTAATACAGCAAAGATATCATATTCATGTGCAGCATCAACCGCAGTTGCTGCAAACACAGCCAAAATATCATACTGCTCTACAGCTTCAACTAAACTAGGTACCATCGAGACATCTGCAACAGCAGACCAGTCCAATGCAGAAATCAAGACTGCATATGAAGCAAACTCAGATACCAATGCACTTACAGATGCACTTTCAGCTGAAATTACTGCAAACACTGCAAAAACAGGAATAACAGGTGGCCAAGCAAGTGCGATTACTGCAAACACAGCAAAGATATCATACTGCTCAACAGCATCAACCAAACTGGCCACTATTGCATCATGTGCAAACAATTATACACATAGTACTAATGCAAATTTAACTGGACCTATTACTTCAGTAGGTAACGCTACAGCTATAGCAAGTGGTGCCATAGCAGCAGCTAAAATAACAGGACCTTTAACAAACGTTGCTAGTCACGGTTTGGCAGCAAGTGCTACAACAGATGCAACATGTGCAGCAAATATTGGTTCGGGGACATTACCATTAGCCAGATTATCATCTATCACAAAAGCACAGATTACAAACACAGAAAGATTAGAAAATTTAATTATAGCAATGTCAGACGAGGAAACTGATCTAGAGGTAGGTACAAACAAGGCAGTATTCAGAGTGCCATATAACTTCACAATAACAGCTATTAGAGCATCGGTAACAACAGCCCCAGTGGGTTCTACAATAATTGTAGATGTTAATGAATCCGGTACAACTATTCTTAGTACAAAATTATCAATAGATGCAAGTGAAAAGACTTCAACGACAGCAGCAACAGCTGCAGTAATATCAGACACAGCATTAGCTTCTGATGCAGAAATCTCTTTAGATATTGATCAGATAGGTTCAAGCACGGCTGGCACTGGCCTCAAGTTAACATTTATTGGATATCAGACATAGGTGAACTAAATGAAAGATATTAACAAACCAATTGGTGTTAAATCATTAGAGCCTAATCAAGCACCTTTTATCATTAATCCATATGCATATTCTGCTTTCTGTGCTGCATTATTTGGATGTGCATGTGATGGTGATTTGACAGTTTCAAGTGATACTGATATAGATGGAATAAAAAAATATGGTGACGTTACAGTTGACGCAGGTCAAACTTTATCATTCACATCAGGAGCAGGTAATCCTGGAATAATGTATGTGAGTGGAACTCTTACAGTTAATGGTACGTTTTTAGCTAGACGTATGGGCGGTGCTGGTGCAGCAGGAAACACTGCTGCAGGTGGTACAAATAATACCAATGCAGCAGGCAATAACGGTATTTTCGGTGTAGCTGGTTCTGCTGGATCTTCCGGCGGTGGCGGTGGAGCCGGTGGTGCTGGCGGAACAGGTGTCGGTGCAAGCGGCGGCGGTGGCGCAGCTGGCGGATCTTCACCTGGTTGGGGTGGTGGAGCACCTACGTCATCAGGTGGAGAGGGTTATGGTAGCGGAGCCGGCGGTGGCGGCGGCTCGAGTCCTGGATCTTATCATACCAATTTTAATAGTATATGTACATTTTTAGCAGCAACTGCAGTAACATCTAACGGCGGAGGTGGTGGAAGCGGAGGTTCATCAGCAACTGGTGGCGGCGGCGGACATGGAAGTCCATTAAACGGTTCATATGGTGGAGGTAATGCTGGTGGTAATGGTGGCCCGTCTACCGGAGGAGCTGGCGGAGCCGGTGGAGGTACAATGATAATTATAGCTAAAACAATTATAACCGGATCAGGTGGATTGATAACAGCAAAAGGTGGAAACGGCAGTAATGGAGTAGCAAATAGTGGTAACAACGGAACACCCAGAAGTCAATCTCAATACGTACCATCAGGCGGTGGAGGTGGCGGTGGAGCCGGTGGCGGATCCGGTGGCGGTGGTGGAGGTGGTGGAGGAACCTTACTTTTAGTTTATCATGCAATCACTGAATCTGGTACTATATCTGTAGCAGGTGGAACCGGTGGAAGCGAATCATCACCAGGACCCGGTGGATCTGGAGGAACATCATATGGTCCAGGAACAGGTGGTAAACCTGGCGGTAATGGTACAGCAGGTGGAGCCGGACCAGGATCTAACGGCGGAGCTAGTGGTGCTACAGGTCATTTGATTAGAGAAATACTATAATACTAAATCTTTATTACGGATAATATCATTTATATAGTATGAGTACTTGTTACGCTACAACTGCAGATATAGCCGACTTTCTTAGAATAAACATAACCACCTGTACCAGCCCTAGTATTGCCCAGGTAGAAAAACTGATCAAAAGAGCAGAGGATAAAATTGACCGTAGAACAGGTCATGCCTGGAGAACACTTGCAACAACTGAAATATACAATTTACCATTACTATACACGTTCGGATGGGGTACATTCATATCATTAAAACATAGAAATATTAAGTATAAATCAGGTGCAGATACATGTTTGGATACTGCTGCAGGAGATAAGATAGAGATATGGAACGGATCCAATGGACAATGGTCAGATTATGTTAATACTCCTGGTTCATACGACATTGAATATATAAAAGGAGAGGTTTATTTGAGGGGCTTTATATTCTCAATACTAAGACAAAACAGAGTAAGAGTAACATACAGATATGGAGACACAGTAGTACCAGAAGACATAGAAGATGCAACTGTAAAACTAACATGTATAGACTTGATCAGATCCTCAATCAAAATGGACGACCTTGAATTTGGCGGTGCTATTAAAAAAGAAGAAGCAATGTCAATGTGGAAGGAAGAGATAGACAATATCATCCATGACAGAGCCGAGGTGTATGTAATACCTTGATCAAATTCACCATCAATAAAGCATCACTTGGCCAGTTAAAACGCAATCTTAACTCAGATATAGGACCAAAAATGGTCCAGGATATGAAATTTGAATTTGCACAATTGCCGTCATATTATTATGACTGTAGTAACAAATCAGATAGTATTGTTTTTGATGAAACTGCAAAAGTTGTGGGCAGTGAAGAATGGGCCGTAGCGGCATCAGACACAGGTGGAGACTGGACATGGAGTTCACCGCCACCATTCAATAAAATACTGGAATGGGTTGTTAAGCATTCAGGACTCACAAAGCCAAGAGAACAAAAGGCCGCAGCAGCAGGAGTACAAAGTAAGATAATGGCTGAAGGAATAGAATCACACTACTGGGTTGACAGATATCTGTTAGATTTTACATATCAATCAGGACATGACGGGAGTGGTGTTATTATATGACAGTTATAACATATGATGCAATAGATGATCTAAAATCTGCATTATGTGCTCAGTGGGATGCTACCTGTGCAGGAGGCGCTAAACCATCAATAGACATAGTATGGGAGAAGAAAATAGTGGGATTTGATGGAGACTCTAGTGGAAATCAAGAGCGTATAATAATAGAGCCATTATCAGAGCCAATTAAGCCATTCGCATTACACGGAGACGCATATTGGCATGACTTATTGATAAAAATAGACATAAGATCATATAAAGACGGGGGCACTACCAGAATGAATGCCATAGTAAAAGAGACATCACGTATAATACATAACATAATCAGAAGGAACGCACAGGGGTTCTTACAGGTAGTCATAGCCAAATCCGAGACCAGAAATCAGGACTATAGGAACATGTACAGACATATGATTGACCTAAAATACAGCGCTGTAAAGTCTCACACATTCGTGTAATCATTATCTTTATATACCATTTTCTACTAATGTAAACATGGTATTTACTGGTTCGTTTGCATATCTGCAATATGTCAGAGAAACAACATTCGGTACCGCAGCCAGTACTATTCAATCAGCAGGAGAACAGTTCGGTTTCGAACAAAAAATCACCGGCTGGTCATTTACAAACAATAAACTGGCACTGGCACAACTAGGAGATGTCAGAGTAAAAACTTATGCCTATGGTCAAACCAGAGGTAATTTATCAATAGACTTTGTATTATCAAGTCCATGGTTCTTAGGATTAGTCGGATTTAAAGCTGGTGCAGATACTTGTGTTGGTTCTGTAAAAACTCACACATTTGATATCGATACAACATCTGCTACTAATATAATAGAATCCTTTACAACACAGATAGGAATTGAAGCAGGTGGTACTGATATTGTAAGAACACTTTCAGGTGGAATTGTAAACTCAGCATCAATCAGCACTTCAATAGGAGAACTAGCAAGAGTGTCATTAGATACAAATTATCAAAATGAAGTACTTACAACATCATTAGACAGTTCACCTGCAACAATATGTGTTGCTAATCACACACCGTATACATTCGCACATGGATCATTAGAATTTCCAAACTGTACAGTAATAGCAGAAGTACAAGATGTAGATATTTCATTCAATCAAAATGCAGATCATATATGGGGAATTGGTGACAGTAAAGCAAACTCAGGAGTAAGAAGATTGTTCGAGATTACTGGAAAATTCAAAGCATCACATACAGACTCCGTACAACTGCAAAAATTATATGCTCAGCAAAAGGACACATTGGCAAATACAGGAGCAGGTGCAGAGACATTGGCAGCAGAACAACCAACATTAAAATTAACATTTACTAACGGCGTAGCAAGTACAGGAGTAAGAAGTATAGTATTCTCATTAG